TCGTCACTTCTGATAGCCAGATTCGTCCTCTGCTCCTCAATCAGCAACCCACGGCACAGACGAGTAACTGGGTCGAAGTCGATGCGCGGCACGTTGGTAGCCGCCGTCTGGATCAATCCATCGCTTCCAACAAAGGTCCGCGCCGTGCTCGTAAGGTTCGTAAACGTCGGCAGCGGACCAATGTTGGCCACATACGCCTGTCGAGCAGCGAATTGCAGGTCAAGCGTCAGCGCGGGATCGTATGGAGTCACCAACCCCTTCTGCGCGTTGAGCCTAAGACTGGTCGAGAGGCGCATGGCTTAGGACGTGATCTTGCCCTTGTACGCAATCACGGTCCCGCTGGTGAGCTGGAAGCTGTCGATGCTGCCAACGATCACCATGCCGGCGGGGATGGTGGTGGCCGTCCAGGTTCCGCTCACCCCCTCTCCGGTAATGGACGTGAACACTGCGTTGGAAACCACCTGCAACGCGCAGAACGGCCCGCTCTGAAGCGTGGTCGCAGTAACCAACTGGAACCCGGATGTACCCATCCCGAGTTCGATGGCCATGTTTGATACGTCGCTCATATGTCCCAGATCTTCCTGATTTGATTCTTCGTGAAAGTGCTTTCGAACCGGCTTCCCTGCCGGTCTTCCATCCTGCTGAACCCCTGCTTCACCTTGTCCTTCAGTTCAGCTTCTCTGGCAAAGCCGGTGGCAGCGAACCTCGCAATGGGTTGACGCTGCCACCGCTTCCCCTCAACAACGATGGATTCAGTTCCCATCGGAGCGATTTGCTCGATGGACTTTCCGCCGTTTTCAAAGGTGTAGATGGGCATGTCAGGACTCCATCTCGCTGTCGTACTTCTCGACCATCTTCCGCATGGACTTCTCGTCCTCGGGCATCTCGGTCTTCTCGGAGTCCTTGTTCTTGTACTCGGCGGACATACCACCGACCGACAGGATCTCCACGTAGGCTTCACCCTCTTCGATCTTCTTCACGCGAGCCTTGACCTCGGGAAGCGTGACCTCATCACCGATCTCGGGAGCAACATTGCTGTTGTCCTCTGCATCGGTCGAGAGAGCCTCGACAGGAATAGAAATCATGGCGCGATCTTCGTCGGACCCGTTTTCCCCGCAAGCGGAATGGGAAAAGGGGACACCGCCTTGGCGATGCCCCCTCGGTCCAACGGCAATCACCATGATGGTGGCCGTTTTCTTCATGGCTTTACAGCGTGGTTGCGGTCTTAGTACGATGCACCAAGTACCACACCGGGTTGTTGGTGTTCGTAGCCGCAGTGTTACCAGCGGCCAAACGCAGAGCGGCGAAGTACAGCTTCACACCAACGGTGACCAACTGGTTCAACGGATCGCTCTTGTCGGGGGTATCGGTGATCACGATCTTCGGAGACAACGGATCATCACCGGTCAAGGCAGGGATACCGAACGCCTCGTTACCGAGGAAGAAGGACGCAATGATGTCCTTGGAGACCGCGAGACCGCCACCAGCCGCAGTGGCCTGATACACGAACTCATCACCAGCGGTGCCGGAACCGGTGCTGACAAACGAGTTGGTCTGCTGGACAACGCGGCAACCATAGATGGAGCCGACTTCGCCCTTGTAGAAGGGTTGACCCTTGTTGCCGTAGTTGGAGGCGTTGAGCCAGTCGCTGTCGCGCATCAGGTCGCGGGCCACGCGAGGATCGGTCGCCAGGACGTAGCCGCCGTTGATCATCGGAGCGCGATTGCGCTTCAGGCGGGTCATAGAATCGAGGACAGCCGAAGCGGTCATCGTAGCATCAGCAGCGGTAGTCGCGCTGTTCAACGCAGAGAAGGTCTGGGTCGTCAGCGTGGCGGGGTTACCGTAGACCTTAACACCCGTAGGGTTTGCGTTCGCACTGACGTTGACCGCGTCATCGTTGGAAATCGTTGATTCAATACCGCTACCAATCGAAGAGCCGCTGGCGTTGAGATTGGAACCAACGAGGACGTTACGGATCACCGAGTCAACCCACAGAGCCATGTCGAGACCGGAGGTCTTGGTGGCCTGCTGGAGCGAGTTGAACAGGTCCGTGGCCCGCAGGATGTCGGTGAGGCCGATGACCTGACCGTACTGCGCGAGACCCTTCTCCAGCTTGTTGAGCGCGAGAGCCCGGTAGTTGGAGGACGAGATGGCGGCACCTTCCGTACCAATCGTCTGGACACCGGCAATGCTCGGAGCCCCGAAGCGGAACATGGTGATGGCCTTGTTGCCGTTGTTCTTCGGGATCGGAGCCTTCATCGCGAACTGATCGAGGATCGTCTCCTGCTGGACGATGCTCAACAGCTCCTTGCTGAAGTAGTTCTGGAACTGATTCGTGAGCGTGGTCGAGGTAGTAACTGGCATGGTATGCTCTTTCTTTTCAATCAGGCTTCACGGTCAAACTCTCGCGCAGCCTTCATCAGGCGATCCCGCTGCTCCTTGAGCGGCATCTTGGCAAAGTCTGTTTCCTCTGCCTTTAGCGGTTGGGTGGCCGTTCCCTTCCCGATTGCTGTTTTCTTCTGGAGCTTGTCCAACTGTTCCTTGAGCGATTTGTTCTCCGCTTCCAGCGACTGAGACATGCCGGCAGCTTTCTGGAGCTTCACGATCTCGACGGCGTGGGCCAGTCCATCGGGCGCTGCCCTGAGGATCTGGAACTTGCCGATCAGGTCCACGGTGGACTTGTACAGGTCAGAATTCGGATCCTTCAGTTCCGGTTCCTTTTCGGACAATCGGAGGTACGTGTCCTCCCACGCCTTGTTGAACCGTTCCTGCTGGACCTTGCTCTGATGTTCACCTGCGGCCTTGCGAGCCTCTGCTGCCTTCTTCGATGCGGCTTTCGCGAGATCCTTGTCGCCATCGGCTTCAAACTCCCGCGCTGCCTTCTCGTAGTCTTCAGCGGTGAACCCTGCCTCGTCCCTGTACGTGTCGGTAGCCTTGGCATCGGTTTGCTGCCGTTGCTTCTGCCACTCATCACGTTCGCGGGCCAACGCTTCCTTCTCGGCCTTGATGGCCTGCTTCTCGGCGTTGATCGTCTCCCAAGTCTTGCTCTTCCGAGCCTGTTCCTGGGCGAACTTCGACTCCTTCTTCTGCTCGACCTGCTTCGTCTCCTTCTTCGGAGCCTCTTCAGGCTGCGCCTTCGTATCCTCTGCCTCCTCGGAAACTTCCTTACTGGCAGAAACCTCATTCTGAGGCTCCGTTTGCTCGGTTGCAGAGGACTCTGTGGGAGTCTCCTGCGTTTCCCGGCTGTCAATATCGACGCCAGAATCGAAGTCCCTTGCGGCTGCAAGAAGACCGTCAGCACTCAACACTTCACTCATGGTTGCCTATTACTCGTCCAGTGACCGGCAAGAGTCACTGTCCGTACCTTGACCCTTAGTTGCTCGTATCAGAATCCGGGTCTGTATCCTGATCCGAAATGGATTCAGCGTTGGCCATCACTTCGATGACCTTCACCAAACTGGACTGACCCATGGCGAAGCCGCACGAATAAGGCAACTGGTTTCTATCAGTGATCGCGGCGGCATTCTGCATGAGCACAGTGTTGAGCAGGACGTTCTTGAACCTCTTGCCGGTGTCGGACTTGAGGAATGCCTCAAGCCGCTCGGCGTCCTGCTTTGTCCACTGCTCGGACGCGACCCATTTCTGGTGCCGCGTGAAGATCCATGCTGCCTTGAGCCGGTCGAGTAGCCTGATCATTTCTTCTTGGCGGCTTTGCGGAGCCCAGCGGCTGCCTTCTTCTGGAAGGCTTCCTTGCCGAGCTTCTTGCGCCCGATGTAGGCAGCGAGAGCTTTGGGATCGTCGGCTCCCTCTTTCTTGAGTTTGGTGGCCAGTTTGCTGAAGTGTTTGTTTGATTTGGACTGTTTCTTCATAAAGTCACCAGGCTTTGCAGGACCAGTACTTGGGCGAGGTCTTGTCGGTTGCCGTGTCGCAGTTAAAGCGTGCGCGGAAGTTCTTTCTGCGCTCCGGGTTGTCCCGCTTGATCTCCATGTTTGGGTCCCCGAACCGGACCTTGATCACTGTTCCCTTCGGGTTTAGCACGTACACGGCTTTCTTCTTCTGTTCTCCGGGCGTGTAGAAGGGTTTGTTGAGCGAGACTTCCTTGCCTTGGTACTTGGCCATGGATGTTATTCCTTAAAACAGTTGCGGCAGAAGGTTTCACCGCGCTCTGAGAGGCGGCATTCGGTGACGTGGAAGGAGTCGCCGCAGGATTGGCAGGTCTCAAGCCAATGGGATTGAACTCCCCACACCAGTCCTGCTGATTGACCGACGGAAAGCAGCTTGGCCTCCCTGTCGGGGGATATCGGTGGCACGAACCCGCTAGGAAGAATTTGCACTGTTTACAGGAGATCATTGTACGGGAGCGGGAGCGGCGGGAGCCTGCATCTGCGGTTGTTGCGGTTGGAGCATCCCAGTGGATTCAAGGAACTTCTGGATCTCCTTGCGGAGCTTGCGGGCCTCGTTGGTGGACACCTGCTCGTAGCCTTGCAGGAGTGAATCGAGCCGCGTCATGAACGCCTGCTGGGCAGCCGGTGTGAACTGTTGGCCCTGCTGCATGGCACCATTCAGGTACTGCATGAGGACACCGATACGACCGGCGAAGTTCTGGCCGGGCTTGGCCGGCACCGGGATGCCCACGAGCAGCGTCGGGATGGTCTTGGTCTCGTCCTCCAGTTCGTCCTGGGCCTTCTGACCGGGATCGCGCAGCAATCGCTTGATCAACGACGGGTCGTCCAGCTCCATGATCGACTTGTCCAACTCCACCTGGTCAATCCACGGCGAGTTCTGGAAGAGCTGTTTCCGGTTGATGGCCTGCTGGATCATCATCTGTCGGCTGACCATGTCCATGCCGCCCTTGGGTTCCAGCTCGTACTGGTCGTGGAGGGCCACGGGATCTGCCTCGAGCGAGTCCTCGGCGAATCGGTAGCGCAGGCTCTTGGAATCGTACTGGATGTACAGGCTCCACGCTTGGCGGTAGAGCTTACCGAGGGCCATACGGAAGAGTCGCGCACGCAAGTCACCGGACTGCATGGACTGCGCGTTGATGGACTGGATCTCGGTAGCGGTGCGTCGGTCGCTGCCACCGGACATCGCGGTGGACATGGCG